GCAAGCCTTACATTGTTTTGGATTATGAATATTTTATTAACACATTATCTATAATGAAGGAGATGGCAAATGAAGACAAATAAACTAATGGGAGCTAGAGGTCTAGTTACATACTATAAAAAAATTATTAAACAAGGTAGAGTTTCACCAAACGGATCAACTTACAAAAGAATGGTGGAGCTTGAAACAAGATTGAATAACAAAACAGGGCGACCTGATTCTTACAAAGAGAATGACAATGTAAAGTCTCTCGGTTGGCTAAAAAAGGTAATGAATTAGGTTGCCCATAACTAGGAGGCAAAATGGCCGAATACAAAATAAAAGACAACAGCTTTACGCTGTGGAAAAACAAGTACAAAAAAGACGGTGATAAAAAGCCTGACTACACTGGCAACGGTATGGTAAACGGAGAGAAGAAAGATTTTTCTCTTTGGATTAACGAAACCGATAAGGGAGATAGGTATCTTTCTGGTCAGTTTAAGGAAGAGTACAAGAAAAAAACGCCATTTTAGGTCTTGTTAATAATAAGGGGGCTACGGCCCCCTTATTCAATAGTTTTTATTTAGGCGATACTTATGTCCAATAATTTATTTTACAGCGAAAATCGTGAGATTAGAGGGGGTTTTTTAAAACCAATGTTTGAAATTTGTAGTAAAATTGATAGAACCTGTGGTTTTTGCGGTAAATCGTATTTTAATCCACAAAAGCAGAAAAACGATGACCAACTTAAAAAATTTTGTGGTGTTGCAGGTAGTTATGACACTCAAGTTTCCTCACTTCCAGAGTGTTGGTTGAAGATGACAAAGAGTCAAAGGTCTACATATACAAAGAAAAAGAAAGAAGAACTTTTTTCTATACAAATAAGGAGTAATAAGTAATGGATATATTGGATGACTTTCCAGTAGAAGAAGAACCTATGGAACCTGAATTGGTTTCTGAGTTTATGGTAATCATTAAAGATTTAAAAAAGAAACGTATTACAACAAAAGTATATTACAAAAGATTAGCTAAGTTCTGGGAGAAGCATGGGTTTTCAGAATTTGCAGAAGAAACTTTATTGTACGTTACGGATTAGTTCTTTTTATATTTCTCTGTCTTTTCTTTATTCTATTTATGATTCTTGCTGTAATGGCATCCGCATCGTAATCATCGTATAGTATAGGGTTTTCTGATGCAAAAGTTCTATTGTAATCTTCAATAATCCTTACAGCTTTCTGGCTGTCTCCATCTATTATTGCATCTCTAATTTCAGTTAATCTAAGAGCTTTTATTCTCTTTACGTACTCTACCCTCTGTCCTTTAGTTTCAAACCTTTGTAAAATCCTTCTTGGTATTGTACCTGTTACTGGTGCTATATATTTAGGTATTCTAATGGCAGTTCCCAATCCGTAAGTTTTAGTGTCTTCCATTGTCCTAGTCATTGCACTCCATATTTTTTGAAAATCTTGCACTACGGCAGGCTTAAATGCAAACTCTAAAGCCCTAACTTTATTTTCATTAGCAACAATATCGCTTACAATTCCTAAAGCACCTACAGATGCAAACCTATCAAGGTAGTCATCCATTGTTAACTGAGAAGCATCTATAAACTGTTCTGGCCCCACATCAGAAAAAGGCATGTTTTTTGGCAAGTAAGGTAATATATATCTATTGTTATCATATATACTATCACCAGATATCCAAGTTGATAACAGGTCTCTAGCATAAGAAACCATCTCTCCTCCAGCCATCCCAGCCATACCCAACCTTAACATGGGAAATAAATTGCCACGAGACACCTCTTCACTTAACTGTTCTCTTACCCAGTTAAATTGTTTGTATCCAAATTTTTTAAATAAAAAGAAAGGTCTCCATCTTGGGTCTTGCGTAACCAAAGGTTCATTCAGAACGTTTCTTTGTAGCTGACTATCCCTTGAAAACCTATACATAGATTCGACTAACTGTCTTTCTGTAGGGGGTTTTTTATAATCAGAAATTCCTAGTTCTCGTAGTGTATTTATAGCCCACTCTCTTCTGCTAATTCTGTTCCCACCTAAAAGTCGAGGAACAGTAAAGCCTACATCTAAAAGAGCACTTTTACCATTTGCTGTTTTTCTTAATGAACTTATCCACTCTCTAGCGGCGGCGGCAGATACTAATTGGTTAAATTCATTTATTTTTTGAAATCCACTTGCCTTTGTAGTTAAGTCAGCAAATCTACCAAAAAATGTATCCATTGGCTCTAAGTTATGTATTTGTTGAAAAACAGATAGATTAGTGCTTCCTGATTTTTTAACAAGGTTTCTATATTCTTGATCTGTAGATAGCTTTACCATAGCTTTCATCAGCGGGTAATATCCAGTTCTTATAGCTGTAGATATTGATAACTGAGTTAGATTAGGTATTGTAGCAAATCCAAGTCCTATCTTAGTACCAATTTGAAAATCAACGGCATTGTTCCAAAACTTTTTAGCAAACGATGATTTATAGTTGTAGTCAGAATCTAACTCTATTCTTGTTGTTGCTGACTTAAATAAAAAATCAATAGTCTTAGCAGACTCCTCAAGTCTTTTAGATAAATTTGCTTGACCATCTTGCCTAGCATTGATAGCAGACTTTCTTAAAGCAGATATTCTTGAATATATTCTTTCACCTTTAACACCAAAGTTTTCTACCTCAGCGATTCTGGAAGATGCCTGTTTTGCATATCTAGCTAAAACAAGTCTAGCATCTCTCTCAAGAAACTCTTTTGGAATGTTGATATTTTTTCTAGCAAATTCTAAGTTTTTTGCTTTGCTACTAAATTGAACTGTTACATTGTTAGAAAAGTCATAAAAAGCCTCTGCTAAACTTTTTTCTCTTTCTCTTAGTTCTCTTCTCGTTCTTGGTTCTGGAGCATCTTCAGCTATGCCTGCTATTTTTTTAATTGCTTTTACTGTAGGTTCATCAAATTCTTTTGATTTAATATAACCAGATACCAACCTTTGATACTCTCTTGTTTTAGAAAGTCCTTTTCCATCAAAATTTAAAGAAGGATTGTCTTTTCCAAACTTAGCTATATCTGAATTAAAAATTTTTAAAATTTCCGGTTTAATCATTCTAGGAAAATAAAACTCTTCTTTAGGGCCTAAATCAATACCAATTTTATTTGCATCATCCCAAATTTTATCTAGTATAGACCTTACCTCAGAAACTCTTTTGTAATCTGGTAAGTTTTTATTTTTAGGGTTGGCGTATCTTGGGTCTTCTAAACGATCTGCTAGTTGCTTTGCATCTTCTAAAAATTTTTTTTCTTTAAAAAGACCTTTTTTAAATGCACCTGCACCTTGTAGTTGCTGAAGATAACCACCTAATAAAGTTAGTTCTCTTACATTGTAGTTATCAAAATCCCTGAACGATAAAACTTCTAACTGTGTCGTAGCTCTGTTTTTTGCTTGTCTATAAACCTTTGGCATGTTTGGCAAGACCTGATCTATAAATCTTTTTTTTGGTAAAAGGCTACCTTCCCAACCTGCATTTAAAAAATTTTGACTTAATTGATATATTCTTTTTTCATGCCTCATTTCGTTTAGAAGTTTTAATCTCTCAACGCCACTCAAACTATTTAAAGAATACTTATTTTTAATTTTTGGGTCTAAAGGAGTAAGCCTTACGGCATCAATGTAATCTTTAAACCTGTCATCCTTCACACCCAAATCATCTTTTATTTTTAATATTTTTCTATTTCTGCTTTTTGATAAACCGGCTACTGTCTTAGCTTTACTTTCTCTTCTAAATAGCAACTCATCAAATTGATCGTAATTAAGCTGGTCTACCTTTTTGGTTTTTGCATTTCTTAGAGTCACCTGCTTATTTCTATCTGAAAATTTTAGATTGTCAAACTTTGTTCCATATTTATTTACAAATATTTCTTTAGACTCTATTAAATCTCTAGATGTCTGAGCTGATTTTTTAGATTTTTGATTTGGCAAGTTACTTTCTAAAACATATCTAGCCGCAGTTTCAGCAGTCATGGGGCTATCGTATTGTTTTTCTTTTATAGACTTTATACCTTTTTTAGCAAATGCAAATGCTTTTTTCTGAGCCGTTAAGCCACCTACTACGCCTGCGGCGTGAATATAACTCTCCACTAAAGTTTCTGGATTTATGTCTTGGCCATTTAAAACCGGAGAAAGAGTACCAAACTCAACAGTCTCAACAGCTTTTGAGGCAAGTTCTTGAGTTAGGGGATTTAAATTTTTTAAAGCTGACTTAACAACTGGTGAGCTTGCACCAGTTACTGCACCTAAAGTCATTCCTTTTAAAGTTTCTTTTAATGCTTTTACCTCATCAATATCACCTGTAGTTACTTTATCATAAGATGCAGTAGACAAGCCTTGATAAAAACCTAAACCAGTAGAGCCTTTTGCACCTTCTATCAAAGCTCTTTGCACTACTCTTGGGCCAGCTTTCTCAACTGCCTTTCTAGCTATATTTTCTTTAATACCAGCACCAGTCATTATTTGAACGGCTTTATTAGGTGTGTTTTTTAAGATTTGCTTTACAACAGTATCGTCTATTTTTTTTGCAACAATTTTATTTGTAGCTGTTTTGGATAGACCTTTCTTTAGAGCTTCTTTTGTTCCTGTCTTTAAAGCTTGTCTAGCCGCTAAACTGCCTACGCCACCACCAATAATACCAGTTGCAAAGTCAATCGGCTGTACCATAGACATAACAGTTGCAAGTATATCCTCCATAACATTTAAGTCGTACTCTTTAATCTTTTCTCCGTTTAAAGCCTTTATGGCCATTCCTGTTATACTTCGATTGTACCCTGCCTTAATCCAATCGGGAGTCCAAGTAGGGGGTTGAAACCCATACAAGCTCTCATCATCTGAAGATACTTTTACTTGCTCTATTTGATTATTTTTTTCTTTATAAAAGTCACTAAGACTAAAAGAAGAGTTTTTATAATTAGAGTCCTCCTCTAAATAATCAGAGGTATCATAAAAACGATCAACGGTTTGATCTGAAACAGAGTTTGGGTTTTGGTACAGCTTTTCTAAGGCACTGGAAAAAGACCTATATGACTGAGGATCGGTAGGCATTTCCTACCTTATGGATTGTAAAAGTCTAGTTATTGCTAATGGGTCTACAATACTCATCGGTCTTCTTCCTCTCATTGCTTGTGCGGCTGGTAAGTTTAAAAGGTCTTGTATTGTTGGTTCTTTTTGTATCATTTTTTCTTCAGATGGGTCAGATCGTATAGAATCCAATTCTTTGTTTAAAGACTCTTCAAAGCCAGCCATATCTTCTGGTGACGACTCAGTAAACTCTTGATCTGTTCCTTGACCAAATGCTAAGTTTGGCATATCCGGTATTGCTCCAGATAAAGAACCAAACATTTTTGGAATAGCTTTGTTTCTGTAATTTGGAAGAGATTTAGTTCTGTAATCGTATTGAGCACGAGTTTCTGTTCTGTATTGAGGTTTGCTAGTTAACTTGTTTATTATTTCTTCGTTTTCTTCTATAATTTGTATTTGATTTTGTTCAGTCCCCTCTATGCCGGGAGTGCCAGCTTTTAATTTGTTAAGTTGCTCGGTTGCTTCTTTTATTGCAGATTCAGCATTTTTATATTTCTGAATATCTTCTCTTCCACCCTCTACGTTCATCCATTCATCCAAAGGTTTAAAACCTCTATTTTGCTTTTGAGCTTCAAGATTTATTTTACTTGAAAATCTTGCTATAGAGTCATCAATTCCAGAACCTAGTTCTAAATCGTCAGAAAAATCTTTTTTAAAAGAATCTATGACCTCTTGTTTTTTATATACAGAAACATTAGGGTCAAAGTAAACAGAGCGAACATTCTTAAAAGCTGAGTCTAATTTTTCTTTTTTATCAGAAGCTTGTTCAATTACACTTTTTAAAGATTGAGAATCTGGATCGTTCAAACCAGAAAGCATTTGATTAGCAACGCCATACTTACCAGACCTGACTAATGACATGACTTGAGTTTTTATGAACTGATCGTCTGCCCTCTGCCTGTTTATTTCTATGTTCTTTTGCTGTAGATCGTAACGCCTTTTATTTTCTTCGTCCATTCTGGCCTGTCTTTTTTGGGAATCCTCATATCTTTTTTCTTCCAGTTGCTGTCTTCCAAGGGCTAATTGGTTTCTTTGATAATCGTTAAAATAATCTGGCAGTCTATCTAAAAAGTCTGCAAGGGGATTGTCAAACCTAGCAGGGCCTAACCTCTGTCTTCTACTGTATATACTTCTAGTGTGTCCCGGCATTTATAAACTCCTAACCAAACTCATCATATTCATCATAATCACCAAAATCCTCATCCTCGTAGACTGTTAATTCATAAGAATTAGTTGTTGGATTCCAATTATATCTTTGATTGTTAAATGTAACAGGGCCTTCATCGCTAGACGGCAAACTAGAAACTGTTGGCGGTGGTGTAAATGTTGAAAACTCTCCAAACTCAGCACCTTGGTCTGTTAGACTAGCCGCTTGCCCTAACGTTTGAGATTCAAAAGCTCTTTGCTGATCTTCTCTTTGTCGATCTAAAGAAGCTTGACTCCCTGATACAGCTTCTGCAATAGCTGATGTTCGTGCTCCAAAACCAGAACCAGCACTAGCCAATCCTTGACCACCCGTCATACCCATTAAGCTATCGCTAATCGCTTCAGTAGCTCTAGACAACTGAGTAGGGTCGAATTGCTCAAACATGGCTAACTGTTGTGGAGTGGCAGTAATCCCAGCATCTTGTAAAATCTGTTGTATATTAACACTACCACCATTCTGATATTCAATGAGACCACCATCTTCGTAAAACTGAGGTACTGGAACTGCTTGTGTTAAAGAAAACGTTTCAGGTATATAATCACTAGCCCCCAATAAAGTATCAGCAGAAGATGCCATTGGATTGTAAGTAGATGCAGGAAAAACAGAGGAAGGATCAAATA